AGACCTACAATTTCGTCGCTGCCAGTGCGGGCCGCGATGTCGAGCAGTGTGGGAATTCCTTGTGCCATAGTGTTTGGTGTTTATTGGGTTGAGTTACTTGCGTCGGCTAGCTTCGTATGCCCCGAATGCGGTGGCCACCATTTCGGGCGCGACACGTCCCGCGATGAGCGCGGCGAAATCGTAATCCGGCAAACAGGCCGCTGCCAAACCGGAAACTGTAACTGGCGCGGAAAACTCTCCGAAGCAATATGAAGAATCACGTCCCACTCGAAACTGGTAATCCAGGACGCCCGCTGACCGACTCAACACCGGCCAGCGGGCACATCCATTTGCGCGTCACGATGGAGCGCAAAAACCGCTACGTCCGCGCCGCTCGCAAACGCAAAATGAAACTGAGCGAATGGATGACTGAGGCGTGCGATACCGCCAGTGGGCTAGTGACGGCTAACAAGGGCCAGCGGTGGAATGATTTACAAGCCACATATTGAGTCAGTCCCGCTCAAAATCGCCTTGGCGTGGAGCGGGGCAAACTATCTTTTTGAGGAAAAGATTGATGGGCGGTGGACCGAACTAGCCTTTCAGGATTCTCTTGTGATCGGCGAAACGTGCGGAGGGAAGTTTTGGCCGTTTGACGTTGTGACCCATTCAGGACAAGACTTGCGCAATGCGCCTTTGCAAGCGCGCAGACTGGCGTTAGACGACGTTTGCGCAATGGCTGGCAATCTCTGGCCAAGGCCACGCACGGGGCAAGGTGGCGAATTCTTAGAGGCTATCCTGGCCAGCGGCGGAGAGGGCGTAGTGGCAAAGGAACTTGGCCAGCCATACGGCCGGGGCTGGTTCAAAGCCAAACGTTGCCAAGTCTTCTATTGCGTTGTGATAGGCAAGGCCGGCGACGGTCGGCAAGCTGTAACCATCGCCCATGTGCCGTTTCAAGACGTGAAAAATTACACCCTTTCAAGACGTGAAAAATTGGAAAATGCCGGAAAGCTGGCCTTGCGCGGCGAACGGTTTGATGCGGTGCGCATCGGCTCAATTCTCAAAGTCGAGGCTTTTGGCAAGCATCCTAGCGGGTTATTGCGCGAGGCTAGGTTGGATCAGGATGCGCCCGATTCTTGGCTGGTGAAATACTAGGCTTTCAAGACGTGTAAAATGACCGCTTCAAAACAACAAAATTTCGGGGTAACATGCCCTAAACCGTCCCGGCGGCACCGGGTTTAAGGATAGTTATGACAATCAAAATCACAAATCAAAAAACTGGCGAACAAACCACAATCGTCCGCGATGTCTGCACGACTCACCCGGCATGGGTGCATGCACAATGCGGGACAGCGAGCGAAAGCGAACTGCAAGCCTGCCTCGACGGCCTCAATGTCTCGATGTGGTATCGAGACGGCAAACACCTCGGCCCGGATGTGGCTGGCATGGAGATGTTACTCGACGAGGGAGAATCGCTGTGAGGTGTCCGCACTGCGGCCGCGAAATCGAGACTCAGCAGAAACGCGCTGCGGAGTCTCGCTGGTCGTCAATGCCCAGCGCAGAGTCGCGCCCATGCCCGGAGGCTTGGGGCAAGACCTGGCGCGTGACTCCTACCCGGAGCGAACAAAGACTTTGGACGTGGGCGTGTTCGAAGGCTCATGAAAAGCTAATCCCGTTCATTCTGCGCGCAGTCCTGGAGCGGTGCCGATGGGTGGTAGCCGAGCGGATCAGGCGTGGCGCGCAAGTCGAACAGTGGGTCAGCGAGGAAATTGAGAGGCTTTCAAGACGTTAAAACCATGCTCGGCTTTGCGTATTATTTCCTCGTCAGCTTTTGCTTGGTAGTCGCAATCTTTTATCTGTTTGAAGATGGCGACTATTGGCGCTGATTGAATTCTGGCAGGGCAGGCCGGCACTGGTCACGCAACAGGTGTGCCCAAGCTAATATCCGGCCCGCCTGCCCAAATTAGAGGGTTTCAAGACGTGAAAAAATTAGCCGTTTCAAGACGTTAAAATTTAGCTTAGGCTGATTGATTTACGTCATTGACCGTGAGTTCAATCAGTGCGCCGTTGTCTCGCATCTCGAATACGCGGCAACTGCGCGGGGCTCGCGTCGGGTCGTTTGGCGTGCAGACGATGCTTTGGCCACGCTTGAAGCCCGGGAACGTCGTCGGCAGGTCATCGCGCGCGACGGTGACAAGGCATAGAAGCGTAGGGGAGAACCCGCCGCCGTCAGGGTTCAAGACCTGTTGAAGCTCGAATGAGCCGATGACGGCCTGGTAGGTGCGATTGTCCCAAGTGATCGTGCCGCCAAAGTCGGAGGAGCACATCTGGCGATGGGCCAGCAAAAGAGATTCGGATTCCATTCCCATAAGCAGGCTTTCAAGACATGAAAAATTCGGGTTTCAAGAGTTCAAAAATTGGATCAAGTCAAAGGCGGCGCTTCGGTGGTAAAGTCAGGGTCTTTGAAGTTGCCCGGCATAATTGAGTAAGATGCATATTTTAAAACTCCCCGATTCAATCCGTATTGCTTACTGCCGAACAATTTCATTCTGCCGGACAAAGCGTGCTCAATCCTGGCTCTCCTGACATCTGAATGCCACTCCAGAAGCAAAATGTCAGGCGTGAAGCCTAGCCGCTCGACGATATATGCCTCCGAGCCTTCTGTGTCAATTTTGACGATTTCGGCATGCGGCAGGCTTCGAGGCTCAACAACCGCCACCTCAAAGCCGCTTTCGGCCTGCTCTCCAACATCCTCTAGCGAACCACAAAGCGGCGAATCATTGCCGTTCCGGTAGAACCGATTTGATTGGTCGCCAACCGCAGCCTGTATGCATTCAACCCCAAGCGGGCTGCAATTCTCGTAGAGATAACGAAACGTCTCGGGGTTTGGTTCGTATGCGGTGATTTTCGCTTGAGGCCACATCGCCATACATCTGGCGCTGAATGCCCCGCAGTTTGCGCCAATGTCCAAAATTGTGACTGGCCCTTCGACTCCAATAGAAATGTCGTAATCTCCGGCCCAAACCTCTCCAATTCCAGGCAGGCAATTCAGCGGGAACTTGAAATCAATTGGCATGACGCAACCTTTTTTGGCGTTCCTGCATCTCCTTCAACTGGCTCTGAAGGGGATAAATCGCATGGCCAATATGTTTTGCAATTACCTTAACGTCGCCGTAAACCTTGCCGCCCATGTCGAGCCAACGCTGGCAGAAATACCAATCTTCTGACAGGTAGCGCCGGAATCCTTCGCTGTCCTGATATGGTCCGACCGACCAAAAATCCCATTCCGTTTCTTTTGGTCGAGAGTCGGGATGATAACAAATTTCATCTCCGTGCTTTTCGATCATGCGCTCAAACACGTTTCGCTTGATAAGCAGAAACCCGGTGCCCATATAGCGCACTTCTTGGAGGCCGCGACGGTTGGCTTGGTTCGGTTCAAATTTGGCATTGCAAACCCAGTTCACAGGCCCGTCCTGTTTCTTTGGATAAAACCCGGCCACGACATCCTTATTATGCGAAATGAGCCGCTTAATTTGGTCGCCCGAGAAAATCAAGTCGCTGTCAAGGAATAGAAGATGTGTGCAATCAGTTTTTAGGAATTCTGCGGTGAGCGTATTGCGAGCGCGAGAAACAAGGCTGTCTCCGTTTAGAGTGCGTATCACCACATTGCATGGCGGATTGGCTTGAATCCGCATCAGGCATTGCATGAAATCAACCGGCACCCAACCATAGACGGGTATAGCGATAAAAACTTTTGGTTTGGCATTCATAAAGCAACAACCCTGCTGTGACTGGCAGCAGGGTTGCACCCATCGGGCCGATGAAAAGCAAACCGCACGACCAGTCATTCGTGCGGCTTGTATGCGACAACAACTAGAACAACAACTGACAGGTAAGCGTGCCGTCGCTGGCATCTCCGCCATTGGCCTCTCCGGTGGCCGTAGCGCGGACATAACGCTTGGCGGTCGGAGGCAAAACGTAATTTGCGGAAGCCGAAGGATAGTTCGCCGCGTTGCCGGCAATCACCTTCACGCCAAGCTCCGCAATGTTCGTGAAGTTTGCATTGCTCTCGTTGCTGTCCTGGAGGCGGGCGTTAATGTTCTTTGAATTCGCGCCCGTGCTTTGGGTTGTCGAAATCTGAACGGTCAGGCGGCTCGTCATCACGAACGGGATGTTCGAGTTCAGGTCAATGACGTTCGTGTTGACCGTGTTGGCCGCATTTGGGAGGGCAATGCTGACAATGTGCGCGTTGTCCTTCAGTCGGCGTTCATTTGCTGGGAGTGCCATAAATGTGTATTCCTTTGGGTTGATTTATTACTCTGTTGCGTAAGCGTCTGCCGTGCCCGCATTCGTCTCAGTATCAACGAGCGAGTCGGTGACTGTGATTGGCACGCCAGCGAGTTCGGTCGGCATGGATGGAAACGCCGGAGACCCACCAGAGCCTGCGGCAACGTAAGTGATGCCGGTGCGGCTCTTTTGCAGCGTGTAAGCCGCAGTGCGATTCATGAACCAGCGCAAACCGTTACGGCGACTTAGCGGAACTTTGGAAACCAATCCGTTTCCGTTGGCGTCTGTAAGCGGCGCCGCTGCCGTGATGCCGGATACGCGGTAAACCGCGTTAGCGGAACCAACCTGCAAGCCAAGGTAGCTGCTAATGTTGCTCACCCAAGCCATGTTTTGCGTTGTTGCGCCAGTGATCGCCTGCATTGCCCATTCGGGCATTGAGATTTGACCGTCGTTGCCAACCACAAAGCTAACACCCTGCGGGTTCAACCATACAAGGTATGCGCTGGTGCTGTTGGTTGTGCCGCCAGTTGGCCACTTGCCAACGCTTTGGGCCTGCAACCCAGCAAAGCCCTTGGCGTCCGCGCTAGTGCCGTAGAAGACTTGTGCCCCGATCAGGTTTGTCACGGCCTGCAACGCGCCTTGAGATTCGGATGTTAGGAAATCTCCAAGCTTGCGGTCATCGGCCTTGGCGACCGACTCCGGCACGCGAAGCTGACAATCCAGCCAATACATCTCTTTCGTCTCTTGGACGTAAATTGATTTGCCGACCGTAACCGCTTCGCCGGCGTTTGCGAATTGCGCTGTTGGCAATGCCGTGCGGCGCGTAACGCGGTAGGTTGTGCCAGATTTGGTCATCGCCGGGATAACCGAAAACTCGGGCGCGTAAGTCGTCACGTCTTCAATCAGACCTACAATTTCGTCGCTGCCAGTGCGGGCCGCGATGTCGAGCAGTGTGGGAATTCCTTGTGCCATAGTGTTTGGTGTTTATTGGGTTGAGTTACTTGCGTCGGCTAGCTTCGTATGCCGCAATCGCGGGTTGTTTGCTAAATGCCGCTGCCGTGCGGGCAAGCCCTTTCAAATTAGGTTTGGCTTCCGCCTTTGGCTCTGGCTTGTTGTTCGGAACTGATTCGGCTGGCACATTTAGTTTCGCCAGCGTCTTGCTCACACCGTCAGCCAGTGCCGAGATTTTATCAGCGGAAGACGCATCGGCCTGGATTTCAATTTTAAGCGAGGCCAAAGCCGCGCTGAGGGATTCGTTGATGGTCGTGGCTTCCGCTGAAAGCTTGGTGTTGGCCGCCGTCAGGGTGGAAATGCTGGCTTGAGCCGTCAACAGGTCGGCGGTTTTCTGCGAAAGCTCGGCAACAATGCCGCTTTCAAGTGTGGAAAGTTTGGTTGCGAACGCTGAAACAGCATCCGATGTCGCCTTGGCCTTGTCGCCAATGAAAGCTGAAACGGTCGCCTTCAACTCGTTCAGCGCAGAAACAATCTCAGATAATTTCATTCTGCCTCTCGCTTTGAGTCAACTCAGGAAGCCAACCAACTCCCTACGGTCCTGCACCACGGCGTCAATGAATCCCTTGTCGAGCGCGGACTGGCCCTTGAAAGTCTGGCCCTGCATGTCTCCGTCCTCAATCGCCCCGCGATTGTCGCGCACTTGCTTGTAGAACATCTCTGCGAGGTCCATGATGCGCTGCTGAATGAACATCTCCTGCTTGGGAGTCAGGCTCGTGCCTGGAGTGCCCATGCCCTTGTAGTCGCCACTTCCGAACACCTTGACCTTGATGCCGGCCATATCCGCCATCTTGCTCAGGTCCATGAATGAGCAGCAAACTCCAATGCAACCAATGTCTGCCGATGGAGTTGCAAAAATGCCGTCCGTGGAGCAGGCCAGCCAGTAGGCCGCGCTCGCCATTGTGCCGCGAGTAAACGCATAAATCGGCTTTTCAACTGCCTCAATTTTCTTCCCGAGTTCAGGCGTGCCAGTCACCATGCCACCTGGCGAATCAATGTTGAGGATGATGCTTTCAACCTCGTCGTTTTGGTCGGCTTCCTCCAACTCGGCCGCAATGTCGTCAACGTCCACCGCGCCAGCCCCCTTCTCGAATTCTCCCAGGCCCATGCCAATCGGCCCACCAATCGGGATATGCGCGATGCCGTTGATGACTTCCATTTGTTCAAGTTCCAAGGCGGAACCAGACCGCGCCTTGCCAGTGCGTGCCGCCTTGTAGTCATCCCGCGTGAGCGTGGCGTGCTGGTTGAACATTTCGAGCAGCGCGGTGCGGTATTCGTTCGTGCAAAGCAGCGGCTCGCTGGTGAGCGTGGCTAGAATTTTTGCGAGTTTCATGGTGTTTTCTGGTCGCTGGCTTTCGGGTCTGCTTTGGCTTGTTGCGGCTGCGGCGGATTGGCGGTCGGCTGATAGAACAGGCTCATGGCTTGCTCGAATGTGAACTGATTTTCCCCAATTGATGCGGCGTAGTCCTTGGCACGCTTGGCTGCGGTCAAAAGCTCTTTCACTTCCTTTTCCCGGTCCTTCCGAATGCGCTTGGCGATCAAACCTTCCTTGGCTGCCTCGATGCGTTCGTTGGTCAACCCCATGCGCAGTCGGTCAAGCGCGCTCTTGGTGTCGTTGCCTTGGTCAACCGACATTTCCTTGGGAAAACCGATGCCCCACTTATAGGGGTCAATTCCGTTTCGGTTCTTGGGAATTCTGCCGTTGTCCATCCCTTTAGCGATGGAGTATTGGAAGAATCGAATTGAGCGGATTTCCTGAATGCTTTGGCGCTCCGTCATGGAGTTGTTCGCCTTGGAGGTTTCCATGCGCGTCGGCGCGCGGCTGACCATGCTCGTATCAATGAGCGACCAAGACCACCCTAGGTCGGCAAGGCATTCCATCAGGACGCGAACAGCGAACGCTTCGGCATTGGGGTGTGGATTCTCAAATTGAATTCCACCAAGCTCCTCGTCGGCGCCGATGTATTGCACGTTTCCGTCTTGCGTGTATTCAACCCAAACCGTTTCATCGGCTGTCGTGGTTGTCCCGGCCTCGTTTGTGGAAGTTACGCTTTCGATGGTCGGGACTATCGTGTTTCCTTTGGCCATGAGTGCGTCCATTCCCGGTGGAAGCTTGTGAATCACGGCCCGCTGCGCGGCGTTCTTCAACCCCTTCAAGAATTGGTCGTCAATCTCCTCTTTGTTCATCCAATGCAGGACGCTCGCGGCAATTCGCGGGAGTCCGCGCCCCTGCCCGAAAAACTCAGTTTCGCAGGCGAAGTGCGTCGAGGCGTCAATTGGAAGGTCGCTGTAAGTCGGGTCGCCTTTGTCGTTGTAGCCGGTGACGCGAACCGCCACCCAGCGATTGTTGGCGCGAATCATTCCGTTGTAGATGCGGGCACCCTTGTATGGTCCTTCCTCAACTTCTGACATGCCGTCGTATTTGCTTCCGCTGAGAGCGCCGGTTAGGTTCGGGTTGAACCCGGCTACATTGCCATCACTCCCGATAAGCGGAGAAGGAACAATGTGAAGCTTGGGGTTGTGAGCTTCGTCCTCGGTGAAAACAGCCAAGTCGTCCCCGTGCATGTCCAATCCCATGCCGGACATTTTCATGGCCCAGGAAAAGTCCTGACGAAGCTCGCGGAAAAATGCCAGCGGCAGGACTTCGTTGTTCAAATAATCCTCAGCGGCCTCACCCCACTTTTCGTCTTCGCCCATGTAGATAGGCTGCCAGTAGGAGAACGCCCAAGAATTTTTGTCCCGGATGGCGGCGCGCAATGATGGAATTCGGCAGGCCAGTTCCGATGAAAGGCTGACAAGCTCGGCGTGGTCGTATTGCGAAATTGACCGCTTGATTTCTCGCGGCTTGGCATTGCGGCGCTTGTATTTCCCAACGCTGTCTCTCGGCGATGGATAAATGCGCTGCCCGCTGCTGGAATAGAGATAACCTGGATAAGTTGACATGGTTAGCAGCCGGGATAGATGGTTTCAACGCGCATGACCCGCTCCAGCCAAGGGTTTGAAGGCTCAAGCGCGGCGCAGTCTTCATTAGCCTCAAAGCCATGCAAGCCAAGTCCGTGAGCGTAGATTTCATAGCGGCATTGCTTATACATCAGCTTAACCCGGTCGGGAGTAAGCGGAGTGTGGCTGGTGCGAATGCCTGAGATTTGGAGGTCGGTAATGCTGCCAGTCTGCAAAGCCCGCTCAAGTGCTTGGGCGGTTTTCTTCAGGTCGGCGACGGATTGATAGACAAAGGCGCGTTCTGGCATTCCGTAAAACGTCCGGAGTCAAACTATTCCTCGCCGGCAGCCGGCAGGCCCAAATATCCGCCCATGTCGAACAGAACAATTCCCATGCACTCAGCATCCCTATAATGCACATTTTTTGTTGACTGCTCCCAGGTATCCCTCGCGCCAACCCTTGTGCGGTATTCGTTCTGCATCTGCCTTTCGTAAGCCCGGTCGCCGACTTCAATTGCTTGATTGGCCGGCGTAAGTTGCTCCCGGGTCAACGCCATGAACTTTGGCATGGTTGGTCCGCCCTGCATGAGGTTTTGTAGGTGGTCCTTCACGCTCAGGTTTGACCACTCATAAACAGAGATGTCAACCATGAGCAATTGACCTTCCCGCGTCACTTGCCGCTGATAGATGGACGGCTGCGAGAACGACCGGAAGACTCGCCGGTGTTGCGCACCATGTGGAAAGCTCCGCTTCGTTCCGTTGCCGCGCATGATTTTCCAAACGCTTTTGAATTTTCCGCGCCGGCCGGTTGGCTTGCCTTTCCAGTTCAGAATTTCGCGCTCAACGATTTCCATTTGTTGGGCGGCCATGTCGAGGATTTCTTGCAGGTAATTGCCGCCGTCGTAAGCCGTATTGTCGTTGGAGATTTTCAGGTCTTTCTGAATCTGAAACATCTCGGCCCAGCTAGTTGCGTATCCACGCCCAAGTTGGTGCAGGTCGCCTTTCTTGTCCACGGCCCGCGCCACCCACCAGAAGCAGCCTGTCTTTAGAGCGACTTCACCCTGCTGACAGTCCACGCAAAGCACGCGGGCTTGCTCGTCGGGAATGACGCCAGCCACGTTGTAGCTTCCGCTCAGGATGTTGATGCGCTGCTGGGTCAACCTCGGATCGTAGAAAATGGCGCGCTCGGCGAGAAACCAATCAATCAGTGGGGTTTCGTTGCCGTGAGCCTTGGCTTGCTTTGCCGTCAGATAGTTCGTGACCGTCTTTTCAAATCGGTTGTCCCACGCCGACTCGAAAGGCAGCGTGAAAACAACTTGCTTTGGTGAAATCATTACGCCGCTCGATTCCGACTTGTAGTTCTGCTGGTATGTTTCGCAAATGGCCCGGCGTTCGGGTTTGTTGTCCTGGATTTGGTGTCCGCACCAGATGCACTCCCAATAGGCGGCGCGCGCGCGTTCCTCGATGGTTCTCGTTCCGCCGGCATCGTCTGGCCATTTCATCCCGCCGTAGCTGCCCGGCTTTGGCGCTTCCGCACCGGGATTTGCTCTTGGGACGAACTCTGGCGGGCGCTCAAATGACCAGTTCGCCCATTCCCAAGTCTGCTCTCCACTGCATTGCGGACAATTCCAAACCAGCGAAACCGGGTTTGCGCCTTGAACGGACCGGTGCAAATCGCTTCCAACTATTGCCGCTTGGGATTCGTTTAGAATTTTGCAAGTGTCGGCGAAGCGGTCGGCGCGTTTGAATGCCTTGAAAAGCAACCCGTCGCTACCGTGCTGCCACGCCTCGCTTATCCATATATACGGCCATGACAGCGTTGAAACATTGCCATCGTTCAGTCCAGCAACCAGCAATTCAGAATGGAGTGTTTTTATCCATGTGCCGGTTACGTTGTGCCGGTTTTCCTTTTTCGATTCCGCCAGCATCCCGGAAATCATCGGGTGGTTGCGCAACGTCTCCATGAGGCGTAGCGAGCAAAACAAGTCCGCCTTGGGGTCATCCTCGAATAAAACCAGCATTGGCTGGCGAACGTGCTCCATGACGTATGGCACCCAAATGTCGCCTACGATGGATTTCAGAACTTGGGTTGCGCCGATGACATGAACGCCACGCACAAATGGATCCAATAAAGCGTTAAGCGGTCCTGTCAGTTGCCTTGCCGATGAAAGCCAGAAGTGCCCGTTCTGTTCGGGTGGCATAGCTTTGTAGCCGCCGCCCATAAGCCGGAAGCGCTGGCAGTTGTCGGCGATGCTGCCGCGAAAGCGCGGGTTGAAGGCGCGGAAGAATGGGGCGTCAAGGGATTTCATCTAACTTTCGGACCTTCGGGACCCACCAGCTAAGTCTTTCAATTTCTTCCTTCCATGCCCAAAAGGTTATTTTTCTGACAAAGGCCGCCAGTATTGATTTCATGCGAGTTTCTCCATTTCCTTTTGCAAAGCGTCCACGGCCGCCAAATGGCTTGACCGGATGTGAACCATGATTTCTGTGAATTGCTCCGGCGTTAAGTTCGCCTGCCGCAATTTCTGTTCGTGGGCCGATGGCAATTCCTTTTCGATGATGGCTGAGAATCTTGCCCATGCAATGCCGCCCGCCCGTTGCATTGATGCGTTGTGGTATTCAACAAGCATCCATTTGTCGGAATTGGCCCGCTCGATTTCATCAGCCTCCAACCGCGCCTTGCGCGCTTCGTCGATCTTGCGCTCCAATTCAGCCTTGCGTGCTTCGCTAATCAGGCTGCCCTGCTCGCCGCCGTCTTTACGCTCGTGCTCATCCCACCAGCGCATCAGTTCAGATGGGACTATTTGACCGTTTGTTTTACGCCCCGGAGCGCCCTTGTCCGTGAATGCGCGGCTGATCCGCATTGGCGCGATAAATTCTCCGTAAGCCTCCGACATGATGTCCGCACATTTGCGGAGCGTCGTCGGCTTGTCCAAATCTTTCAATTGCCCGCTTGATTCCGTCTTAATCAGTCCGCACTTAACCAGGTCGGGTTTTGGAATTCCTGCGTCAATCAGGTCTTGCGCCTGATATGCCTCAAAGAACTTTGCCGGCTTGCCTTCCGCCCAGAACGCGCGAATGGCATCTGTGCGCTCCTGCTGAAGCTTGGACTTCTCCTGTTTCGGCTTCGGTTTCAAAGCTTCGCCTTAGATGCGTTGCGTTTTGAATTTAGCACCACCGAGTCAATCAGCTTTGTAAACGTGATGTTCCCGCGCTTCTCGTCCATCTCGCTCACGTTGACAACGCCGGGCCTGATGGTGTCGAATATGAACAGCAATCCGTTTTTACTTCCGCTGGCAATCCAACAGGAATCCGGCTGGTGAAACTTGACGCGCCCGTATTTCCCAACGGTTTTTGTGAACGTGGTTTTCATTGGCTAAAGCTTCGCCTTCAGCTCAACCGCCTTTTTCTCGAACCGCTCAATCTCATGCCTGACACTTTCCCGAGTCACGTCATCCCATTTCGAGATGTCGCGCATTTCATTTTCAATGCGCTCCCATGCTGTCCCAAGCGTATAAGAAATAAACGCGAAAGGCGCCGGAGTGCGAGATATTTGATGGCCCTCACGCCTCCCTGGAAGCTCTAAAAGGTTTGCCGCGAAAAGCATCATCTGAATCACGGGCGCGGCTTCGCCCATCGTGGTAACTTTTTTTGGCGACCTGCGCGCTATTGCGACGAATCGTTGCGCGGTTTCAAAGTTGAACGGTAGGGATGCTTCGCAATGGGTTTTGAAAAACGAGAAACCGAGTTGCTCTGATCCGGCGATGCCTTGAAGTTCCAAGCCGATGTCGCGCGCGATGTTGACCGCGGCGATGGTTGATTTCTCAATGGTCTGGCTGCCTTGGCCGAACTTCTCGAACAGTTGCTCAATGCGCCGGAATCGCTCGGCGTCGGCTTGGTGGTCGGCAATGGCACTGCGTTCGGTGTAGGTGAGGTCGGTGGTCATAGTGTTAGGATAGCTTGCCTCCACAGTGTGGGCATGTTTTGAGTTGTGGCTTCGCTCGCTGCGGTTCTGACAACCCCAACCATTTGTGAATCTCAATGTGGCTTTTCCATCCGTAGTTCCGGCATCCTGTAGTGTTCTTAGGGTGAAGGCGTCCATCCTTTATCGCCGCCGCGATTTGTTCGCGGTTTATCAGGTTCGCATTGCTACAGCAGTTTGCCGCGCGCACAGATAGTCCAAAATATGGGTCGCCTTTCTCGCCATGCTTGTTCCATTCCTGTAGCCACTTCGCCTTGCGGTAAAGTTGCGCGGCGCGCTGTCCACCGGTCCCGATTGCTTCGCCGATAGCTTTGAATGTTTGGTTTTTTGATTCCCTGAGTTCGAGGATTAGTGATAGGCGGTCAGATAACCCAGTTTCGTTTTTCATTTCAACTGTCCCTTTCGTTTCTCGCTCATTTTGTTTTTGCCTTCGGTTGACCGCTGGCTTGGAATTGGCGGCGCTCCTGCGAATTTTTGTATGTGCGATATTAGCTTGGCTACGTTTTGTTTTGAAAGCGGCCGCCCCTTCTTACTTTTCCCCATCACGCCCCATTTTTCGGCTAGTTCAACTTGGCTGTTCACTCCGATGATTTCTCCCCAACCCAAAGCCAAGCAGCCGCATTCAATTGCGAACCTAGCATCCCCTTTGAACATTACTATGGCTGTGACCCACCTGCGATAAAAGTCCCTTGCTAGAATCGCGGCCTCCCGGTAATCGTTCCGAACGGATTCCGATTCGGTTTCGATTTCAACCTCCGGCTCGTCGTGTTCGTGGTATTCATTCATTCTATACCTCTCGCTCAATGTGCTTCACGGCCTCTATGACCGCTACCAAAACAGCTTCAGCCTCGGCTTGCGTGTCTCTCCTAATGTCGGCTTCTAGCCAAATCGCGCTGCCGTTGTCCAAGCCTGGAAGAACAATGCGGATGGTCCATTCTTTGTCCCACGGCATCCGCTCACATACAAATGCTGAATTCATCGTCACGCCCTCCACCCCGCAACCTGTTCGTGGTATTCATTCATTCCATTTTACTTGTTACCCAGCCATTATACGATAACATGGAAATTATTCCCGACTAATAAACTTGTTATGCCGCTCCAGTTCTTGGAACACGAGGGCGCTGTTGATGGCGTTTGCTACTTCGAGCATTGCCATATAGACGGCGGTGTTGATGCCGTGTGAGTCGTCGGGATTTGTCCGCCACCATTCCGCACGAGAGACGATGTGTGCGTGAATCTCGCGGCATAACAACTCACTGGAGCGAACCGGAGGCTCGCTTTCGGGTTGTCGGGTGTAGAGTTTGCTGTCCACCATTTTCTGTTGTTCGGGTGTCATAGTGTTATTTCGCCTCCGGTCGCTCAGTTCGGTCGTTGGACAGCCGGACATCGCGTTTGGGTTTTTGTTGCCATTTCTTCGTCGGCCATCCGGCAGCGATGAGTTGTTTTGTGATGGCAGCGATGTCGGCATCAGTTGCTTTACGCAGTGACACCCACTGCCCATCAGGATGTTGATAGAACAGCCAGCCAGACCATTCGCCTTCGTCGCACAGAATCATCTGCCGATCTTTGGCGAGGTCGTAGAAGCCGAAGCCATGCGGAGTTGTTGTTGTCATATAGAGCAGCGGAGCAGATATAGTTCGAGTTCCCGGTCGGACTGTCCAACCATGCGCTTCAGTGAACGTGCGCTCCGCTCGGCACGCACTGACCGCTTTGATTTCTTGATTGGTTTCTTCACGATTTACCTTTTCGCCCAGCGCCCGTCACTGAGCTTGGTCGTTAGCAGGCTTGCACCACCGCGCCTTGCGAGCCTCTGCCATTCGTGCGGCACGCCGCTTTCGTTCTGCTGCGCTGAATTGTTTCCGAACGCCTTTCCCCATCGCTCCAAGTAGCGCCGCAGGGTTTATCTCGTGTCCACAGTGCGGGCATTTCATGTCGTCAAGTCCTTCGCCGTGGCAGTTTGGGCAGCCGTATTTATCGGGCTGACATACATGCGAGTTTTGGAGTGTTTCCGGCACAGGTAGAACGACGGCTTCCCTGGATAGTTGGCGACGTGGGTTGCCGGCTTGCCGCAGAATGTCGGAGGAGGGACATGGGCCGGATGGTGATACCTGTATCCCCCGAGCCGGTGCTGGCATATTTGATCGCTCACTTTCCGCTCCTTTCCTTTTCGGCGGCGATTGCGGCGACCGCTTCGGATTCGGTTTGGCAGTTGTATGGCGCGATTCCGCGAGAGGCTTGCCACGGCTTTCCAGTCTTGGGGTTGATCGGGCGGAAGTGCGGATGCCACGCACCCCACGAGAAGATAACGTAGTATTCGCGGGTTGCGGTTCTGGTTTCATTCGTCTTTGCCCATTCGGTTGTTGTCATGCCCCATACTTTACAGATATTCGCTTATCTGTCAAGCGTCTGATTGCATTTTCTTTCGATTTGCTGCAAGTGCCTGATGTGACGCCTGCTAACAAGACGGTGCAGCGAACGGAGGCGGGCCACGTCAGCGAGAAAGCGGGCATCACAGGCCGCCTCCGTCGCTGACCTTGCTGTTATGCGCCACCAGTAGATCGTCGTGGGCTGGCCCAAGTATTGCCGCTGGGTCGCCACCGGCATAGCGGATTACCTGTCTCCATGTGTCGTCTAGCGGGCGGCGGTTCACATTTATGAGCGGTCTGTTCTTTACCTCGGCATTCCATCGTTCACGCGCCCAGTTTATCAAGAGCGCGTTGGCTGTTTCTTGTGCCTGCTGAGTCAGTTGTTGGAGGTCGTTTGGCGCATAACAACCTGGTGGAGAAGCGTCAGGCAGTTGGTAGTCATTTTGCATTCATTTCCTTTTTGGTTGTCGCGCCGGGTCGCTCACCCGGAGCGTTAGGGCGCTTAGTATCCTCGCGCCACAGGTTCACTCCGCCAGCAGTTCCCAGTCTTGTGCCAGCATATCCGTTTGGCTGGCCAGCCATCCGGTCAGCACCTTCTTGTCGGCGGTCATCATTCGGATGCTACCGAGTGCCTCGACCTCGCCGCCGTTGGCTTCAGCCACAGCCTTGAGATGCGGTTCACGACACCATTCCGCTTTTACCTTCGCGGCAGGCAGCAGCCAGAGATACATACCTTTTCCGTTCCAGCCAGAGCGCGATACTCGCCGCCCTGCTTTGAGTGCTTCGATTGCTTCACCGAAGTTTAGGTCTTTTGTTTTTTCCATAGTTTGTTCTTTCAGTTGTTGCGCCCTAACCAGTTGCTGACGCGAAAGCGGCGGGCGACCGCCATCGCAAATTCAAAGCTTCTTGTCCGCCGCTTCGCATAGCGCCGCGTTAATCGTCACGCCCTCCACCCCGCAACCTGCTTTGTTAGCTTCCGAAGCGCGTAACTCGTCGTCTTTATTTCAACAACGATTCCGTTGTCACGGATCATTCGGTCAGCGATTCGCGGGTCAACGCTGCCAATGTTTTCGAGCGTTAGGTTGCTAGTGATGATTGTCCACTTGCCAGCCCTGCAACCTAGCAATGTGTTCAGTTGCTCGCTGGCGAATCCTGTGTTGTCGCGCTCGGCGCAAATGTCATCCAAAAACAGAACCGGCCATTTCTGCATGTCTCGCAATCGGTCGTAGGCAACGCCCGACCTAAGCTCCGAAACAAAGGCTGGCCAGTAGATGGGGGCTTGCAGAAACTCGCATGCACGCCAGTCCAGCCAGATTGTCATTTTATCCCACAGCTTTCTTGCGCAATGGGTTTTCCCAGTCCCGCTCTTGCCAAGTAGGGTTATCCACCGCGGCCGCTCTTTCAGCTTCGCCCCAAGCAGAAACCTGCCGCATGAATCAACCATGCGTTCAATCTCGCCGTCGCCGCAGGTGTCAATCCCCAAGTATGTTGCCCAGTCCTGCGTATTCACTGGCCGCTCCTTCGTTGGCTGTGCCGATGCTTCGGTCAATACGTTGGGGATTGTTTCGCTTATTGCCTTCATGTTTTTGCGTCCTGTCTTTTGTTGCCCACGACCTGAGCTTTGACCGCCAGTCAATGAGCCGGTTGAATTGGTTTACCCAAAGGCTGTTGTCTTGGTGATGATTGAAGAACGATTGCGCCGACTCTCTTTTAAGACCTCGCATGTCCGCCTCGGACAATACCTCTTGGAGTGTTGGTATGGCTGCGTCGTGTTCCGTGTGTGTGTGTGAGGATCCCTCTGCCTCTGCTTGGGCTGACGGCGGCTTACCAAGGCTTACTCTGCTTACTATTGCTGACGGCTGCTTATTTTTCTGCCTAAACCTCTCTTGCGCCAGCCGGTTTTGCTCCCTGCGGTCATCCTCGTTTTTGATTGCGCGATACTTTCCGTAGTTCACAATCTTCCATCCCCAAATTCTGTGGTCGTCCATCTTAACTATCCTTGCGCCAGCTTCTTCCGGCGACCTGCTCTCCGGGTCAGGCGCCTCCAAAACGGCTATTGCTGAGCGCACCTCGTCTTGAGTAAGTCCAACCTCCTCCGCGATCGCCTTGAAATGCTTGTCCACGTATCCGTACGCGTCAGCATTCGCCAGGAGGTTTGTGAAGACCAAAATCTCGTGCGACTTACCCCTCAGAGTGCCCTGATACAGGCTGGCGAATAACTTGCAATACATAGTAAGCTCTTAGATATTACTATAAGCATTACGGAGTCAACCCCGAATTATTCAGGCGCAATCTCCAACTCCCTTAGCGCTCTCTCATTGCTTCCTTTTACCACCTCGTAACTCATCACGCGAATTCTCCCGCCGCTTGCCAGCCAAATCGCATGGCGCGGCTCTGCTTTGATTTTGGCAACTCGCGCGTTGAAGTTGCTTATCCCTGTTCCGCCGGTAACCTGGACAAGCATAATGCCGCGGGAGGGTGAGCAGGCAAGAATGTCGGCAAATCCGTAGGTATCTCTCGTAATGAACGTGTGGGGAATGCGCTGCTCAGTTACGCTCACGGTCCAACCGTCGGCCTCAAGATGTTTCACAGCTTTTCCGGTAGCGTTGAATGGCTTTTTACGTTTGGGTTTCATAAGTTAGGATTTTCCCGCCATGCACCGCCGGCACGCGCCAGGAGCATTTGCGGTTACACCAGTCCGTTACTGAGATACAGATTCGCCTCGGAAAGAACGGGTCAGCGTAGCGCACCGCATTGAGCAGCACCATTCTCCAGTCGTAAGCCCGGTCGCTATGGTTGATGATGTCGTTCATTATTTCATTTCTTGTCGCTGGGTTTGTGTTCTCCGCACCACTCATGCGGGAAAGTATCAGGCCAAACTGTAATCACGCTTGATTCGATGCACTCACGGTATTCGCCGGCTGAACCGTCCGCTTTGCTCCATGTCTGCGAAACTGGTTTTGGCGGGAAGCGCAAGCATTTGCCTTGCTTCCAAAACTGGCAATTTGAACAGGCTGCGGTGGTCATGCGGTTCAGAATATTCTGATGTTCGGCGCTTGGCGCAGATATTCCATTGCATGTGTCCAGCATAGAGAGTGGCCATCAACACCGTGCAGCGGTTGAGTGGTCGGCCATTTCCTTTTGTCGCATTCTTCGCACGTCACCGGAAGCGCCGAACCAGTCGGTTCAGCGAATGAGCTTTGCGATGGGCTTTCCCACGTCAGCCGGCCATCTGGCTCTTTTACTAGCCGAACGGGTTCTGGTATGTTGTCGCTCATCGCTGACCTTTCTCGTTAGTTTTTCCCATCCCTCAAAATCCTATCCTGCAACCAAATCGCCCAGCAAACAATTGCGATCCGCCATCCCCACGGACACGGCACTTTGAACCCCGTCCAGACGGCGACCCAAAAGATGAGCAGGAGGCAAAAGTATTTCATGCGGTTCAGGATATTCTGATGTTGGGCCTCTTTCCGTTTCCGCGTAGATCGGCCCATACGATCCACACAGTTCCGCAGATGATTGGCACGGCGATTATCAACGGCCACCGGTCGTTCAACAGCATCACTGGAATGGCTGAGATTGCTGCGACGATGAAGGCGCGCCGCCAGAGGCCCAACAAGGGCGCTGGAGCGAATGGCTTTATCACGCTGCACTTGGGACAGTGTTCATCCATGTGGATGCGTGTTCCGCATGTAGGACAGTCTTTGCTTTCAGTCGCCATCGCTCACCTTTCCGTTAGACCGCAAGCGCGGGCGTTTGGGTTGCGGTTGGTTCAGGTTTCTTGTCGTAGCAGCTTTGGTGGTCGCGGATGTTGTCTATCATCCAGTCGTAGCCACAGAAGCCTTTCGAGCGGCGTTTGATGCTGGCAGATTCTTTTCCGTCCACCTTGCGGACGCTGATAGACGCGCCCCATCCATCATCCCATCGGTGGTAGTAGGATTTGTGTTCGAGGATTCTGTTGGCAATTGCGTCGCCAGCTTTCGAGTTTGAAAAGTTCACGATCTTTGCATAGAGATTGCCTTCGCCGCTCCATCGCCCATTCCAAGAGGCGCGGTTTGGCATTGATAGTTCAAAGCAGATTTTCATAGGTTGCGGCAAAGCCGAATTACTTGGCGTAGGTCGCTCATGTGCAGTGTTCTTTGAGTTTTCGCTTCATTCGACCCACTTTCCAGTTGCGCGAAGCAGAGCTTCGCAGAGTTGGAAGGGAGTAGCGTTCAACATGTCTACCATGTCTGAAATATCAGTATTAAATTCCGTCCACCATGGTGCGGCTACTGCTTCTTTAACATACTTCGGCTGCTTCTGAATCAGCGGAATGATGGCGTCGTAGCTGGTGAGGTAACGTGGTAAGTCATAATCAGCACGTGCTCCGCTTAGCGCACCAAGCTCTGCGGTGTAACAATGCTCTGGCTTCAAATTCTTATACCAAAAGCCAGTCTTTAAGTCTTTCATTTTAACGAAAGTCCACCCATCCAACTCCGCCAATGCCTTGATTTGGTCTTGTTCGCTCATGGTGTCGTGTCGCAGTTTTCTTCCGTCGTTTCGGTTTCGGACTGTTCAAACTTTGGCGCAAATAGCGTCTCGCTTCCCATCCACGGGTCGGGCGCCACAACGCTCCACGACTGGACCGCTTCGTCATGGTCATCATAGCCGGGCCAGAAGCCAGTCTTGAGACATTGGCAGTAGAGGCGCAAGAGCCGCTTGTATTCGACGCGGCCAAGCTCAAGAAAGTCCTGAGACAGTATGCGCTTGCCGGGCTGCCAGGGCGGGAAGGATTCTTGGACAATGAAGCACCAGGTGTTCCGGTCCTCGCCAGTCGCGGCCACGAGCATATCAATGTCAAACGCCGCTTGCAGGTGATAGCCGAGCTTGTGAACATTGCGGGCGAATGGCGTAAGCGCGGCGGTAAAGCTCGACTTCAGATCGCCAACGCACTTCGCGAACTCGGTATCCGCACGCGGAACAAGGTCCATCAGGCAGCGCACGGGGATTGTTAGTCCGGTAGCTTCGTCCTCCCATTGCGCTTCGACCATCACTTGCTTGTCGGATGCGTCGAGGAAAGCTTTGATAACGTCGTCGGATAGCAACCGTTCGCGTGCGGCCTTGGCGTCATCCAAGTCTTGCTGGCTTATCACCTCAAGCCCTTGTTCAATTTGCCTGTTCTTCCACTCTTGGCACTTCAAAGCTTGCGGCGACCACAATAGCGAAACCTCCGATTCGATTCTGTCACACTTGCACTTCGCGCACTTTTTGGAATCGGTCAGGCTTTCGCACTTCGGGCACTTCATTCTCGTTTCGGTGTAGGTCAATGGCGGCACTACATAGCGAGCGGAGAACAATTCGGGCGTCAGGACAAGGCAATCCAACAGCGAGCCCCAGTCCTTGGCTTCGGATTCCGGCGACTGGTAGCCGTGCAACCAACGGTTCGGACAGCGCGCGAATTCCTTCAACGCACTTGGCGACATCGGATAAGCGTGCATCCCTCGCGGAATCTTTTGCCCGTGGTATTCGGTCGCGTCAACTTGCGAGCCTATTAACTTTGAATTGATGAAGCTCATGGTTATTGATTTGAGTGACCGCAGCCGCCAATCCGATACAACACGTAAAACCAGCCAAACACACCATGAATGATGCACCAAAAAACTGAATGGTTTGTTGTCCATGACCAGACGATTGCAATTACCGACCCGATGCCAATTCCCGATGAGGACGAGCCGCGATTTTCACTCACAACTTTCCTTTCGCCTTGCAGATGCAAACCGGCCGGTCTTTTCGGTATCCGCACGTGCCGTGTAGTTGGTGGCACAGACCTTTTGCGTTGTCGTAAATATCCATGATTGGAGTGTGCGGCTTGGCGTGTTCGCACCTTTTCGGGCACTTTGATTCATCGAAATGCAGGCAGATAACAGTCGGCGGCAGCAACTTCATAGTTTCCCTTTCGCCTTGGCAATAACTTCCTTGAACCTCTCCGGCGTGAATTCCGGTGCGCGTTCGGAGTCGTCAATGATTGTGTTGTCCCAAAGCCACTGGTTGGCCGCATCCCAAGTTTTGACCGTCCCGCGAACCGGCTTCAGGAGTTCCCATAACTTCGCGGCGTATTCCTTGACGGTCGGCTCGGCGGCTAGTGACGATGGGCCTTGCGGTTTCGGTCGGTTGCCTTGGTTGCCATCGTCGTCCTCCCCGACAATCGTGATGTTGAAAATCAGCTTGGTCAGGTATCGCTCGCCATAGCTGAATGTCGAGCCTTCGCCGTGGATTCCGGTCTTGTTCTTCAAGCCTTTTGAGCCAACGTCATCCGGGGAGAGGTCAACGTGGAATGTTTTTGAGTGGCCTCCGACATGAGACACGCAGCACAAGACGCGAATCTTGCCAGGTGATGCGCCGTCGCCTTGGCTAAACGATTGCGAGAAACCATTGGCGTTTATGATCGGGCCGGCTATCTTTTTCAAAGTTTCAAGCCGCACGAACATTGAGTTCGTTGACGGATTCTTGGCGTCCTTTTTGATGAGCGGCATTTCGGATTGAACCTTGCGCATGGCTTCATTAAACCGCCGCTCGGCAACAAAGGCGCTCTCCTCTTTCCACATCACGCGAAGCCGCTCCATCTTGTCAACATTCACGCTCGGGTCGGTGGAGGCGCGGGCAATCATTGATAGGATGCTTTGCGCGTCGCTTGATTCGGGCGTGATTGCCGCGTCCTGCGGTTCTCCTTTTACAAGGTCGTTCATTTGTCCCTTCGTATGCTTGTTATGCTTGAGAACGACGACCACTCCACTCCGAATGGCCCCGCTATCGCCACGCTCGGAACTGGCTTCCAGTATGGCCATCCGTCATACATTCCAACCGCTACCACCTTTCCCCAGCCGCAGCGCGGCCATCCGCCGTCGGTGGTGGCTTCCCATGCGCCGTCGTCCATAAGCTGTCTCAGCCTGTCCACATGCTCTTTGCAGTATTGTTCTTTATCGCTTCCGCAGTAGCCGCCGAAGTGAGACATAAAGTCATATTCCCAGTCCACCGGGCCGAGCAACTCTCCTTCTCGCTTGGTTTCGGTGTATGTTTTCATTTCGCCCCCGCCTCAAGTTCTGCGGCCCGCGCACGCAATGCCGCGGCCTCTGCCATGATTGCCGCCTTTTTGTCGTAGGCGATTGCCTTTGCAACGGCCTCATCAAGCGTTCCGGCCGAGTGCCAGTTATCGCAATAAACCTGAAACCTTACCTCGTCCTCAAACCCGCCTCCAAAATCAACGCACGCCCTAATATATGTCTCCCCGGTTTCCGCCCGCACCTTGGCGACGGCCTCTTTTAGTTTTTCAATAGCTGTTGTCATGTTGTTTGTTGTTGTTGGAATCGTATCACCCAGCATCACCACGTCCCGTATCTCTTGAAGTTCAGTTCCCAAGAGCGTAAGGTCATAGTTGTAGCTCATGTGCTGAAACAGGGGGTATAAGTTCGCGGGAATCATTGTTGTTTTTTTGTTGTGGTTATTGATGAGCGCGGCGGGATTCGCACCCGCTATGGTCGCCCGGCTGCGACCATCTTAATGGCGGTTTGCAATCGCCACGCGCTCATAAATCATTCGCTTTCATCCATCGCCGGGTCGCGCAGGTCAGTCCACAGCGCCAAGACGCAAAATTTAATTGCTTCAATCATAAAGTTCCTTGTAACATGTGCAGCAAATCCTTCGCTCAAGCCAGCCGAAACACCAGCACTCGCACCACCAGCCGCAGATTGAGCATTGGATGAGGTTTTGGTTCATTTTTCTCCGTCGTCTAATGCGCGGATAACCAGCGACATTCCGTAGAAGAAAGCCACTATGATTGCCGCTATTGCCAAGCCATGTTGAAGCTCTGCGCTCATGCCTTCACCTTGCTCCCACTCGGCGCGCCTTTCGGATGCGCGGCCCGCCAGCGACGGCAGACTTCCTTGTTGTATTCGCGCGAGCCGGGCTTCAGGTGCGCCAAGTCGGGATGCTTCCCCTGAACTTGCTTCCTCGGCTTGCCTTTGCAGGTCAATCCAGATTCAAGATTGCGCTGGGCGTATTTACAGAATGCGGTTGTGCTTGCGTGCGGCGCAATGCTGATAATGCACTTCGAGTTTTGAACCTGCTCTTTGGTCAGGCCAACGGCTTTGAGTAGATCAGTCATGGCGCGGCCTCCACTTCGAGCCCCAGGCGTTCAGCGGTTTCAAGCGTGATCGTCGAGCCAATGCAGTAGTCGCCGCCGACCACGTTGAACAATGGGCGGCTCGGAATGTCGCCAATGCCAGTTTGCACGCCGATGAATTTCAGAATGACCTTGCGTTTCATCGCGGCATTGTGCGCGGCTAGTTTTTGTTCGGCGGTAATCATAAGCCGGCCTCCCAAACCGTTGCCATGCGCCCGGACTTAGTTGCGCGTTTCTTGTTCGATGCAAAAACTTTCCCGGCGGTGCAAAGGTCAATGCGGCGTGGGCGCTGAGTGGAAGGATTCAAGCCGGTAGCGTCCTGCAACTCCTCGTCAGTCATGCCGCGCGATCCAGCCGCTTTCAGGACTTCCAGCACAAGCTCGCGGTCGCTTCTGGCCAGTGGCGCGGCAAGCAAAGCGGCGCTGTGCGATGTTTCACTGTGGTGTTGGTATGGCAATGTTTTCATTTTCGTTCATCCTGTCATGCAAACGCGGCAAGCCACATGATAATCCCGCGAGCTTGCGACTTGGTAACGGCAAAGCTTGACAGTCTTTTTCCGTTTCGCTGGACAATGAAATGCAGCCGGACTCCTCCAAGGTCAGCCAGCACAAGGTCTGCGTCTCCGATTGCATCGTTGCACGACATGACTGCCACGTCTGGCTGCGGGTTTAGCGGTTTTGGTTTTGTGCTCATAAAGACCTTCTCGCCAGCGCGATTTTCAGTTCCATCGCCCATTTCTTGCAGGCGGTGATCGCGCAAAGGATTTGTTCCTCGGTCGCGTTCGCAATGGCATCGGTGGCGATGTCCTCAATTTGCGACGCGTAGAAGTTTTCCGCCTTGATGCCCATTGCTGCCTCAAACTTGGCATCATTGGGGGAAGGCTCGGAAGTGGATTCTGAGCCATCCCCCGTGAACTGGTGAACTCTCGGCGGGTCTTGTTCGGAAGATGTTTCTTGACTCTGCCCTTCACGGTCAGGACTTCCCAAAACAGAATCACGGGCTGCTTCGTGCTTCACCTTTTTGCGTGATTTTCGCGCCTGACTCTCGGTTTCCGGTTTGTCGCCAATTGGCGACATTTCAACTTGCTTGGCAAATGCAATCAGGCGATAGCCGTAACTCTTGGAAATGTCCCAACGCTTTTCAAGATACTCCTCGAAAGTCGCGTGCTCGGCCCGGTAAAGCCGGTCGTCGCGTATTTGCACCAGCGCCATGCCCACCGCCAGAAACGCGCCCTTGCCATCCTTAACGATTTGCTCTAGCGCGGCTAGGCGCTCGGCGTCGTGTGCTGTGATGGGTTCAAGCGGTGAGTTCATAGCTTGCCCTTAACATGCTCCCATGGCTTCAGCAGCGGAGCTTCGGAAGGTATTCCGGTTTTAACGCGGTAGGCCATTCGATTTTGAAGCTTTTTATACTCGTCGTAATGTTCATGGTCGTATTTTTTCTTTGCTCGCTTTTGAGCTTCAGCTTTAGCGGCTTTGAGCTTTGCTTGGTTTTGCCAGCTTTGCTTCCATGGATGTTCATTCATTGCGGTTGAAATTCAAAACCGATGGCCGGGCGCGCATGAAGTGTGTGACGACGACTCGCACGTTATCCCAGCCATCGGTAAGTTTGTTTCCGTCGTCACGCCTGCACTTAACCACGCGCCGCAAAACCCGTCAACGGAAATTCGGGCGGAAAATCACTTTCAATCTGAGCTAATCAAAGAAGGGTTGGACTTCTAATGTCGCAGGCCGGTTTGATTTTTGGCGCGAAGGGCAAGCCGCGCTTAAACTGTTTGCAGCAAACTAAACCTCGACCACGCGGCGACATTCGGGACACCAGTAATATTCGGCGTCCAGTTCGATGAGTCCGCAGCCGCAAAGGTCGTGCGTCAAGTCGGAGAGGATGCTAGTCGCGTCATAAACGGACGTGCCCTGTGGGTTTTGGTGTTCGGATGAATTCTCGGACATGCACGCCTTCCTCCCCTTGTTTGATTACAAGACCTCCGATGATAGGCAACGACGCGGTGTCCTTGCCCCACATCCAATCAGATTTAAGCTGCCAAGCCGGGCAAACAATGACTCGGCAATTAGGACGCTTGACCTCGACATAATCATGCGCGTGCGAGCGCACCATGACAGTAGGGGGCTTGAATCCCCATTCTCCGGCCGCGCCATACATGGAGGCCATTAGGCGCATTGCCGGGCTGCTCTTGTAGGCTTGGCTGCTCGTTGTCCCAATGTGGTGTGCAAACTGGATCAGGTCATTGCCCATCTCAATCCACAAGTCTTGGCGGCAGAAGTTCCCGTCTTGGTCAGGGATTGCCCCAAGATGTTCAGCAACGGTTTCTTCGTCGCTGTTCGACTGCCCGGCGTGCGCCGCTGTCCCGGCGATGCAGTAGAACGCCGCCGCCTTCTTCACGCGGGGCTTCAATAACATCTCGGCCATCTGCCGTTGCTTGCCTACGTTGTTGGTGATTAGCTGAACGCAGTTGTGATGCGCTCCGTCTATCTGGTCGCCATTGTGAACCAGAACGTAAGGCTCGCCGCCAGTAACGCGGCCAACAAACTTCCAGAATTCGAGCCACCAATCCCAAAGCTGAAGTTGCCTCCTCGACATTTGAACCGGCTGGCCGTCCTTCAGGCTAAACCCTGGAGGCATAATGCTGGCTTGAGAGCCGCAATGAGTGTCACCGATTACGACGATGTTTTTTACTGCCTTGAGTTTGTTCATAGCCAACAATCCTATAATAGATGGAGGCACGCACGGCGCCCGGAGGCTTGATTGTTCTTCTTTCGACAGTTCCATCTTTTACTGCCGCATTCAGACGCCTGCTGACCCGGTCAAGAGAAAGCGTTCTTCCAGCCGCAATTTCGGCGGCGGTTTGAAAGCCTTCTGGTATTTCGGTTTGGTAGTTTGGGATTATGGAATCCCACTGAGACAATTCAACTGGAGGTTTTACGACTCGCATGTTTTCCCCTTTTGGTTTTCCTCAAAGCTTTACGAAGCGCATTCACCTGTTCAAAAGTGATGACAGTTGCGCGAATTGGCTTTGGGTGGAACGCATAGTGTCCGACGCACCAACCCTTATCCGGCTCAATGTCCGATTTACGAGACGCAAACATTATTCTTCAAACCACCATTCGATAAACCCGGCCAGTAGCCACAAGGCGAATGCCGCGCACGCGAAAATGGCGACAAACTTCATGGCGAAGCTTTACGGGCCGCCTCGATGCCGTTGGCCATGCCGATGCCGGCCGCGCGCAAGAGTTCGGGATTCTTGATGGCCAGCCTTTGCAATTCATCCTCGAAAACAAGCTGGCCCGCGGCGATGGCGAATCCGTATTTGCTATTGGCCACCTGGGGGACGCTCATCGCAATGGTCGTCAGGTCATCAATGGAAACCCGGTCCTTTTGCGTCACGGCCCGCAGTTCCAGCACAACCTTGTCCAGCTTGGCAGCCAAGGCCGGTTGCGGGTTATTGGCGAGCGCAGCACCAGCCACAAGCTGACTGATGCGTTGCGCCTTCGCTTGGACGTATGCGGCGTCGCGCACGATGGGAGTGGAAGCGCAGCCACAGAGAAGCGCAGTGAGGATGAGGGGGAGGAGCAGTTTAGTTTTCATGTTTGTTCGGGTCGTATGGGTCTTTCGGTTCAACCGGCTTCGTGAAAGTTTCCGTGTCGCCCGTAACTTCCGGTGGCAATGGCGATTGCTTCAGAAAGAAAAACAGATTCGTGACGGATGACGTAATCAGCACGAAGCCGAGCGTCTGCCATTTCATCACGGGTATTTCCGCCGAGATTTGATTGCCGATGAGCGTGCCGATCCACGCGCTACCGGACGCGGCCACGCCGCCGATGACGGCCTGCCCCATGCCGTAAAACCACTTGTCCCATTTTAGTCTCATATCGTTTGGTCTTTCGTTTCGGGCGGTTAAGCTCGTGGCAAAGTCTCCACGCTCGGTCCGCCTGGTTCATTGGTCATGGTCCGAGCAATTTCACAATCAGCGCCTTGAAGCCGAGAATGCCGCCGGCCACAACGCCGCTGGTCGCCGCCACCTTCACGGTCAGGTTGCTCCGGAAGTCTTTCATTTCCTTCATGTCGCCAACCAAGCCATTGAGTCCAATGCCGGGATCGCCAAGGACGGCTTGCTTAATCTCCCTGATGTCCTCCGCCATCTGCTTTGCTTCGATGTCGTCCATAATCATTTTGGTTTCTCGTCTTCCAAATACCGGCTGCAAAATTCCACCGTGCGAGCCAGCAACGTCAGGCACGCCACCCGCGCCTTGTCCTTTTTCCGCTTCGCATCCTTAATGTTGTCCTCAATGAGCAACAGGAACTGCGTCACCTGCGTTGATTGTTGCTCGGATGCAGCAGGTGCAGCGAATGAGATTGGGTTTGGCTCATTCACATGGCATGGCCCATATCGCGTCTCCATCGGGTCTGGGTGGAATGGCATTTTATTGCTCATCGCTGGTTAATCGTAATGATCGAATGTGCGGAAATAGCGGGCCGTGTTCGTCGTGTAAATCCGCACTCGATGCACATTGTTCGTGCGCGACACGGGAAAGTTCGTCACCACCGTCCAATGCTGCAAATCGTCGCTGGCTTCCAGCGTCGTGCTTTGCGGATACTTGTCCGGCCAACCATACGGCATGGCCCAGACTCCGTTTGTCCACTGACGCTCCATGTAAGGCACGACTGGAGCGACTGGCAGTGAAACGTAAGTGAGCCCGCCGACCAGCGCCGCGCCAACCACGATCAACCCGGTGGTTTTCGCCAGCCCGCCGACCTCCTTTTGCGTGTCCGGTTTCATTCATGTGCAGCCGGTTCGAATATGCGTATTTACCATGCGGTCTTTAATCAATGCCAGCACTGGCTCGCGCTTTGTCTCAGTTGTGCCGAGAAATTTCAGCACGCGCTTGCGTGTGAGTCCGGAGATGGTCTGTCGAGTCAGAGTCATTGGTAAATTCGCAATGATGGGTATGCCTGGTTGTACGGGCCATCAGACCAACTTGATCCATCTGAGCTAATTTTTGGAAGCAACAATCCGTCGGCGGCGGCAACTGCCCCAAAATAACAATAGTCAGTTGTGAAGCTGGTGGATATCACCAGCCAGTTTGTTGTGCTGGCCGTAATGCTGGAACTTATGGTGATGGTGTTGGTTGTGAAGGACGAAGTAAAGGCGGTAATGTCAACGGCGCCGCTCGCGCTGCCAATGATGCTGCCGGGGCTGTTTGCTGAATTTGAATGAATGGCAGCCGTCAGAGTTCCTCCGCTGTCTAGTCCGTAACGAATCACTATGTCGATTTTGCATACTGTGGCGCTGTTCGTGGCGTAAAATGGAATTGCGAGATACTTTCGCGGGCCGGTTTCACCGAACCACCCAATTGAGGAGACCTGCAAGAGATTCCCCTGAACAACGGTGTTGCACTCTCCTCCGCTAGCCGGTGGCGCTTGCTGGCAAATCCAGCTTGGGTCGGAAAAGTTGAATTGCGCGAGCGCAGAGAAGCAACTCAGCAGCAGTGCAAAACTAATTTTCATAAGCATGGCACCATTGATAGCGATGTCACTTTGAAGTTGAGCATTGTCGGAGGTCCGTTCGACGTGCTGATGATGTTCGACGGGTTGCTCTCACCCCATTGATTGCTCGACACCAGAAAGAAAAAGTGTGGCCCGACATTGATGTTGATGTTCAGGTTTGTCGCATAGCCGTTCGTGCTGGTGGCGATTTTCTGCCAGCCCGTGAAGTTCGGAAGGACTGGCGTGGAATAGTTCGTTGCGTGGTAAAGCGCATAACTATGAATCTGCGCCGCTTGGTCGGTGGCGTCCCAAGCGAACTGGACGCACCCGATATTGGTTAGCGTTTGAGCTTGGGTTGTAAATGCTCCGACTAGGAGCGCGACGGTGACGAGTAGTGTTTTCATTTTCTATTGTTGCACGCCGGTCATGGCGTTGGTCCAAGTGTTGACGAGCCCAGAGACGAATCCGACTTTCCCGGATGGAATGTTAAGTGCGTTGGTGCTGGCCGGACCGATGATGCGGATGCGCGCATCGGTGAGACGCACGACGATGGTGGAGGCCGATGAGTTGCTGAAGCCAACCGTGGCCCAGCCGTTTCCATTGGAAAGGTTGGTGATCGCGCAGTCCGTCGCCGTTGGGTAAACTGGGTATCCCCCGTTGGCTTTCATTGCCAGAGTATTGGTCGGGCCAGCCCACGCGCCAGCCATCGGGGGATTGGTTGCAACAGTGCTGGTTGTATAGCCGGCCTGCGCGGACGCTCCGCGAGCGCCGTCCCCGACCAAAAACGTTGAACTTGTCAAAGTGGCCGAGTTGGTTGTGATAACATTTCCCAGCGAGTTTATTTGGGCAAACGTCGTCGCCGTTCCATCGGCATCAATCGGCACCGCCCCGGAAGCGGTCGCGCCAATCAGCTTTTTGTTTGCGTCGTGAATTACAATCCGCGAAGCCGTTCCTCCGCTATTCGTTACGCTTGTCGCCGTCAGACTCCCCGCCACCACCCCGCCGCTGATGTTGTTGCTGACTCCGTAGAACGTACGCGCTTTGATGTCCTCTCCGATTTCGGTGTCCGCCGTGTAGGGATTCGCCGTCGAGTTGATTTTCAACTTTTGCGAGTGATTCGTCACGGTGATGTCGTTGGCCGCGTCTTCCGAGCGCAGCACAAGGGTTTTCCAATGGTTGATGTTCGTGGTGGTCGCGCCGCTGATAAAATTTGTTGTGCCGCCAGCCTGCCCGAATTGGTTCGGGTTCATCGTGAGGGTGAATGAACCGCCGCTCGCCGGCGGGTTGCTCCAAATCGCGCCGCTGACGTGCCATGTGACAACTTGGCCTTGGCTGCCGCCGGCCATTGCGGTTGCGGGGATGTTGGTTAGTCCGCTACCCGTGCCAAAGAATCCCGTCGTCGTCAACGTCTGTCCGCCCGATGTAAACGTCCCGGCGCTAACACGCGAAGCGACAACATCACCAGCGTCATTGATGCTAAAGACGCGCCCCGCAGACTGATTGGTGACGACAACCAGCAAAGTCCCTTGGCTGCCGATTTCGCTCACGTCTTCGAGCAACAAAAACGCCCTCGAATAGTCTCCGCTCCCTCTGATTGTTACGTTTGTCGTCTCCAAATCTGAGTCCACGTATAGCGTCAGCGCCGGCCAGTAGTTGCTTGCCACAGGAACCGGCAACGCGCCGCCTGCCTGATCCCATGTGGCAAAATCCACAGAGGTATAAAGCTGCGTCCAGTTATCGGGATGCGTCCCAGCCGCCACAGCATTCGTTGCGATTACATAGGTGTTGGGATGCTGATTGGTAAGAGCGACTCCGAGCTTTAGACGATTATTGCTCGTGTTAGTGTAAATGCGCTGGCTCGAAAAGAAATTGTTGTCAATCACATTGCCGTCGGACTCCAGCACGTAAAGGCCATTCACAGCCGATGAACCAGCGCCCGCAACGGCAATGGTCTGTCCGCGATAGGCTGCTGATTTGTTGGTCGCAACAATTGAAGCCTCATTGTCCCAAGGCGAAAATAGCCTCAACTCGGGAATGCGCGCCACCGGCTGCCGCTGTTTACCCACCGAATCGTTGACGATGACATAATTCCCAGCCATGAACGGCGGGAGCGTGAGAGCATCAGGTGTAAACAGCGATGCCCCAGGAGCAATGAGTGTGTTTCCCACGAAATAGCTGCGCGAAAGGTCAGTGCCTGAAATAAGCTTGGAAACGCCGTGATTGGTGATTACAACAGTGTTTCCGGAAGCATAGACGTTGTATCCGTGTATGTTCCTAAGCCATTCGTGCCCATACTCTCCAAAAGTCGGGTCGTAACGCAGATTCCAAGTGTTGTTTTGCAGCCGATAGGTCGAATTGTAACCGCAGAAACCGTTGAACGTATCCCAAGGGGAATCCAACCAAGCATTGTTGAGAAGTTCAACGGAGATGGCCGTTGAGCCGGCATCCGAAAATATAATGTCGGACTGACCAAAAACTGCTCCGCAATTGATGATTCTCAGCGTTCCTGTTACTGGCCGGAAGGTGTAGGTGAGTGCGGCGTTGGTATAGTTCGGGACAACCGAGATCCCATCAAAAGTGACCGTGCCCCGCGTGCGCCAACCGTGATTCGAGTTTGAATAAACGAGTATGCTGGCGAACCTGTCTTCGCCAAGGACCGTGACGTTGGTGATGTCAACATTGCTCCAAGTCCACCGGCCAATCCCGAGCTTGATTGTGGAATAAGCTGGCGCTGCAGCATAGGCGGCGGCGGGGCTGGCAAATGGCAAATCAACCCGGCCCAGCCTGGCCGTTGTGTCGTTGCCATTCGTGCGGACGTATGCGATTGCGCCATTGGTGAAGCTGTTTGGGATTTCAACCTGATTGGCGTTATTCGTCGCCGTTACCGCCGCCGTCGCAAGCGGCACTTGTCCGGTCACGGTGAACACGTTTGAGCCGCCTGACGTGCTCGGTGTGATGTTGGTGGACGCGAGAAAAAAGACGTTGGTTGCGCTGCCGGTTTCCGCTGGCGCAGACTCAAAGAATGCCCGCACCACAACCCCTTGTTCAAGTCCAAGCATCGGCGTGAGGTAGTCGGCGGCGTCAACCGAGCCGGTGACGTTCGTTCCAAAGTAGTTGGTGACCGTGGTTGTCTGGTAGCTGTCGGCAATCTCCACCCGGTAGGCGTAGCCGTTCACCAGATTAGTTGCCGTGAAAGTCCCATTGGTGAGCGTGGGATATGCCGCCTTGGTGTAAACGAGGGGCTTCGTGGACAGGATTGACCCGGAGTAGTAGGCGTCCCGGGCCAGCGGCGTGAGCGTCACGCGCGAGACGTTCAGCGGGTGGTCCGTGAAGTCGGCAAAGGTATAAGTCGGGTCAACCGTGCCAGCCCTGGAAACGAGGCAAAGGCACAAAAGCGGGAAGATGGCGAGATTTCGCATTCTTCCCTTGTAGGGCAGTCAATTGTAAGGGAAAAGCCTGTTAAGCCATCGCTTGCGCCTACACCAAACGCACGGCTTACCGTTGCGCTTGCACCATGCTTTATACCGCGCTATCCCAAACGGAGATAGCAGGCGATCAATCGTGTCCCCTAAACCTGCATCAAGTCGCCTCATGGGCAGCAATCAATGGACGGAGAAATGCCCACGTTGGTGTGTTGCATGGTGAAGGCTGCCGATGGATAGAATTGATACGTCCCGGGTGGCGACGAAATGGACTTGCATATAATCGAATCAAGCTCGCCCGTGGCCGAATCCAAGGTCACCTCGGCGATGTCATCGACCGAGCCCGTATCGCATTCAATGCCGTCCGGGTAGCGGTGCGCCGATGTGCTGGAAATCAGATTGAGCATGTGATAGCCGCTGCCGCCAGTCGGTGTAAAATACTTGATTGGCGCCCAATATCCACCAACGCCGTCACTGTAAATCTCGTATGAGCTTGACGAGCTTGCAGGCCAGCCGTATTGCGAAATGAACTGGTCGTATGGAAATGAGGCCGTCTCTGAATAGGCCTTGACGTAGAAAGTTTCATCCCACGGGAACATTCCGGGACGCGGAGCAACCACGAAAACGGCATATTTGTTCAATGCCGAGTTCGCGCCCGTCCCCCAAGTAAAGACGTAGGATGTTAGCGAGGTTGCGGTCGGGTCATAAGCTGAGAACGTGGTTGTTGTGGCTGGGTCTTCATCTGGGAAAAAGATGTCAAGATGCGCTTTTGTGGCGTCAGCAGCATCCTCGACCGTGAACGCACTCTCATAGGTGTGAACAATTGAGCCGAACTCATATGTCTCGGTCATCTGAATTACGGAATCAACGGACTGGCTAACAAAGTCTCCAATGTCGCCGTAATCGAATTCCGGGTCATAGGTGTTTGTGTTCTGCGAAGTTCCATTGTCGGAATCATACGTGGTGGTATCCACATACGTCCCGTTTGGGTAATTGTAGGTGACTTTGGCGACGAGATACCTTGTCGAAATGAAAACCGGGTTGTCCGGGTCTTCACCGACTTGGCCAAGAATTGTGAAGTCATTCCATCGGTCAACGTCGTATCCGCTCGGAAACTCCGCCCACGGGCCGAGCATCCCAAAGAACTTATGGTCTAGAACGGTCGGGACTAAAACGGAGGAGCAAACCCTTTGCTTGTGCTCAGATTGAACGAACTGGTAATGCTCGGAGGCTTCCTGATGGTGCAGGCTCATGGCTTGGTGACCTTGGCCCAACAGCGGGCAGAGACTTCAATCAGCTTCAAGTCGTAAGGGTCTTGAACGGTGTCATCATAATCCACGCCGCTGTAATTTGTCGCAATCACATCTATTTCGCAGTCCTCATACCACATCGGCGTTACAATCTGCGTTTCGTTGGTCGTGCCGTTGTTGGAGTTGCGTGTCTCGTTGATTGAGTCGCCAACATCGGTATAAGCGCTGTATGTGTATGTGATGCCGTTGATGGTTTCGCTTGCGAGTTGCCGGCTGTTCCGGTTGACCGCAATTGGAATCGGGTGGTCTTCGTCGCCCTCATTCTCTCCATCCCACGTCACGCAAAAAAGAACGTCGCCAATCTTGGATTTGACGCGGTAGGTTTGAAGTGCCTGAGGCAGCGTAGGGCGGCTGGCTTTTTGCTGGATTGAGCTTATTTCGTATGCACTACCTGTCCACTGAACTTTTACACCGCCAACGCCGCGCAATGGGAACTTGCCGCCAAAGCAATAATCCCACACTCGCCGCATGAAGAACCATTTTGGCGATTGGCCAACCGGCTTGACTGGAATGCCCTCTCTCAAACAGTGTCGTAGGTGTGAATCGCAATCGCGTCAATCAAGTATTCCGTATTGATTTCCACCCTCCCGCGCGCGGCAGTGATCGCATTTGAGCGAGTCTTGAGAGCGCCCCACATGTAATTGTTGCGCATATGCACCGGGACCGGGTAGTTGAGAATTTTATAAGCCAGATACCCAGGCATGGGCATAATCCAAAGCGACGTTGATTGGCACTCACTCAACAATTGGGAGATAGTGTAAATCTTCTCTACGTTGAAGTCGGCGATATTGGATGCGTAGTTGCTCGGCGCATTGGTGTGATGGCGCACGACGTATTTCCCGCGCAAGAAATTGGTGCGCCCTTCAAAGTAATCGGTGGCGAAGTCGTGGAGATTTGGGTGGTCGCCGGTCATGTTAATGCCGTAGCCGAGATTGGTCGGAACAAGGTCGCCACCCGTTGAATTTTTCAGGTATTGGAATCGCAGCTTGGAATAGAATGAGTCCCACTTCGTCACATTTTTCTTCGTAACATCAACGTCGTGAGTGTCCGAGCTAATCATTATCGGATTGTTGTCCGATTCCTTCATGGCGGCCATGATTTGCACCGACTGAAGGTTTGATGCACCTGTTCCTGCGACTGTTGCCGAGTCGTTTGCCTGGACGATTCCAAGGAAAGTCGAGTTCTCAAATAACTCTGGCTTTTCGTTGTCAACACCGATTTCCCACTTGTCTGTTATGTCGGTGAACGGGTTTGTGCCGCCTCCGGGGATGCTATTGAAAGCCGCCGACAATGTAAGCGTGGCAACATCCTTCTCGAATCGCAAATGGCCATCGTAGCCGGCAGCCGCATACGAATTCGCCAGCGCCGACATTTTCGTGAGGTTGATGCCCTTGAACTCGGCCGAAAAGTTTCCGCCATTGGTGCGGGACCAGCTATTCTCCCACCATTGTTGAAGCGGATCATCGTTGCCACGTTTGATTGCAGATGACATAACTAAAAGCTTCCACCAAGATCAGTCCCGCCACGGCGAAGAAAATCGCGCACTTCTTTTTGCACCGCGAGGCTTTGTTTGTTTACGTCAAGCAAGGAAACTTGGATCGAGCTTGCCGCGCCAAGTCCGATGCGCTCGCGCTCCGTGACCTGCATCTGGAATGGTTTGGATTTCTCGCCAATGCTGGCAATGTCTTGATTGTAAGCAAGCCGGGCCTGGTCGTAGGCATATTGGACGGCAACCAAATCTGCCGAGTTGGTCAAGCCTTTGGCTTTTTCCGCGATTTCCGCCTTCGTTCTCCGGTATTTATCCTCGGCAATCGCCCGCTCCTTTTCCGCACCTGACAGTGATTCAAGGCGGTTTTTGCGACCGATTTCCATGATGTCATCGAGGTTTTTCTTGTTTTCCTTGGTAAGAATTACCTCTTTGAGCTTGCTGCGGACGTTCTCCTCCAAATCGCGGCGTTGTTGCGTGTCTTCCATTCCAATCGTCTGCCAGATTTGGTGCTTTAGGTCGGCGGGCGCGCTAGTTCCGAACGTTGAAACCAATCTGCCTTTATTTGCCTCGATTAAATCCAGCAGCCTCATGCGATTGCTGGATGTCGTGAACGCAAGATTTGATTGCGTCAGCTTTTCCTCTTGCTTGGCTGCGTAAGCCTCCGCCGCCTTGCTCATGGTGAGCAAGGCAATGCCAGCGCCGGCAGCATAGACTCCGAGAAGCTTCAATGAGATCCCCATAAATGTGAAGGCTTGCAAAACTTGCGGGGCTTGTTGCGCGATGACCTGAGAAATCGGAGCGCCAGATGCAAGCGAGGCCGCGCTATCGCGCGCCACGGATGTAAACATCGACCCAGCCACTCCCATTCTGGAAAAGAACCCGCCGAGTCCGCCGCGTCCCATGCTGCCGCGATAGGGCCTGTCTGTAGGCAGCCCGCCCAGCATGCTTTCGGCGATTGGTGCATTGAGCGTGTTCAGGCTTTTTAGGCGATTCGCCATTTTCACCGTGTTGGCGTTCACGATGGAAACCATGCGCTCCGACTCTCTTACCGCCTGAGAACCGTCCGCTGTGAAAATAGCTTTTACTGCGCTGGGCATTGTTCCTTTTCTTTCTCGGCTGCGATGCTGGCGCGGTGCTCGGCCATTTCCTGCTTATATTTCGACTCGGTGACGTTTTCGATGTTCACGCGACCTTCGCTCTCCAATTGCGTGAAGTAAAGGTTGCCGCATAAAGCGAATGGCGCATCATAGATTGATTCAAGCGGCATTCCGAGCGTGGATGCACAAAAAAGCATCGTTTGAGCAAGAAATGGAGCGCCCAATGCGCGGCCTTTTCCGTTTAGTTCCTCGCCGTTGGCCATTTCGTAGGCTTCCCGGTCGTCTTTTTTTTCTGATATCAGGCAAGGCACAAGGCTGCGACCTTCGCGGAGATAGTTCCTGAACTCGGCAATGGCCACCGGCCAATCGGTTTTGCGGATCAGCCATCCCCACAAGCGCACCCATCGCTCCGGTTTCTGGTTCTCGGACCAGTTCCGCGAGCAAATCGAGACGGCGCGAACGAGCGCGAAAATCTGTTGCGCGGTTGGCAGCTTGTCGAAGTCCTCCTGACTGGATAGCAAGAGCGGGTTTCTGGCCTGCCAGAGCAAAAGCTCATGCCCAACCGAGTAAGGTTGAAGTAAAAGCCTGAGACATACGACCCGCGAGGGCCGCGCAGCGTCGGCAAACGCGAGGTCGTGCATGTTAGGTTAGGTCGGAATCGTTGACGTAAGCGCGTTCTGCGTGCTGTCAGCGTATTTGCGGAGTTTGAGTGTGAGGTCGCCGGCTTTGGTATTCCCAAGGTCAACGTCAGAGCCAGGCAAAACCTGATACTTCCCGTTGATGGCAACGATGTCGAATCCGGAAAGCGTAACCGTAGAGCCGGGAGACAGGAATGGGCCCGCTCCAAGGCTGGAAACCGCCGCGCTTGTGGCCGGGGATGAGCCAGCAACCGCCGTAGCGGGAATCTTCGCGTGCGCCGCCGTGTCGCCAAGCAACTTCAGGCTGGCGTCAAACATGGCGTGCTCATTGCGGAAAAGCCAGGCGAGGTCAAAGCCGTGTTCGTCCTTGATTTCCTCAACATCGAATTGCTGAGTGACTTTTACGGTTTGGTTGATGGCGTAGAGAATGGCGTCATACGCACCCGCCACGCCTTCTACCGCCGCCTTGCCTCGAAATGTTACGTTCGCCATAAGATTTTACAGTTCAGAATTGCGGTTGAGTCAATTAAGGGGTTACGAATACTGCCTTGCTTCCAACGCTTGTGTTGTTGGTTGTAGTGATCGCGGTTCGCGCATAAATATTAATGGTGATTCCACTCGGTGTGATTTGCTCGTCAACAGCGTTAGTGGTGGCCGCGTTCCAAGTGTAAACCGTGGTGAATGTATTAGTATCCAACCCATATTGAACGCGCACCAGCACATCATTGGTCGCAAAAAGCCCGGCGTGCTGAATGTTAAACGTTGGGGTGGTGGCAATGTAGGCAGTCCCAATAAGGACGGGAGCGCCATTGTTGGTCGTGTTGTTGACGCTGGTGTAGGTCAGAAGGTTGCTAACGGTCGTTCCGGCCTGAGCGAAGCCAACAAACAGCGCAAGCAATGCGATAGTAAGAATCAGTTTTTTCATTCAGTAAAGTTTTTTGACGGTGATGTGCAGTGCGAATCCTTCGCCCGCCGCATGTGCGTGACAGTCAAGTGTGACGCCTTCGCATGGTTGTGCGCTGATAAGCCAGTCGAGAAAGACTTTGGCTTGCATGGGCGTTTTCTCGTCGGCCTCAATCTTGGCCAGCACGTCAGCCTTTGGGCCTTTCAGGTCGCGGAAGGAAAATTGCTCGGATGTTGCCATAGTTAATCCACGTTGGACGGGCAGGCGACGATTTCGTAGTTTCTGGCCTCAATCCAGGCGCATGAATTGTCTTCGGGTTGCCCGCGAGTCATTCCTAGATACCTGACAAAAATGCAAGTGAACTCGCTCATGTCGGATTCGTTCTCATCGTCAAGTGTTGCTAGTTCTCGGCCGGCGTCGGTAATGTTCGCAATTGTTGCATCCAGCCGGCCGGTGGTGCTGTCGCCTTTTGACATTGCCAGCATCTGCCGCCCTACGCGCCGGTCCATCTGGACGCGGTTCAGTTTCGTGTTTGTTTCACTCGGCTCGATTGCCGCGTTGAATTTGTTCTGGATGGATACGGAGAATTTTTCGTTGCCGGATAGTTCCTGCTCGTCGGTCGAGGATGAGCTTGCACGAATGACGGTGACGCCGGTTGCCAAGTCGCCAATTTCAGTTGATTCGCTGGAAATGAAGCAGTCGGCGACGCTGGCTGCACCCTCCCGCACAAACAGGGCGCGGATCGCTCGTTCTAGCTGGGTAGCGCAATTTGGAATCCAGTCGTCAGGCATCCATTTCTAGCCCGCAGTCAAATCATGGCGTCACGACTACGCCGTATTCCCGCAGGCGCATTCCTATGGTCGCCCAGCCGCGCCTGTCGAACTCAGCCATGTCACGGTGAAATTGCGTGTCTATCGCCGTTTGAAGCGCGCCACCAAGGATCCTATGCGCCGCGATGTTTCGGCGCTCGTCCAACATGGTCGTCTTGCCTCCCATGCCCATGCGGTTTTCAATCACGCACATCGGGCTTGTCCCGGGCTGCGCCGGCGATGCGATGCTCATATTGGTTCCGTCCATTGCTGGCGACGATGCGACCGCGTATCCTTTGCCAAGGTGCGGTTTCAGTGAGTTCTTGATGCCGTTCCAGCTTGCGACAAAGAAATGGCCCGAGCTATGCCTGGACTTCACCATGCGTGAGATTGCCGCCCGCATCTTCGCGTCGCCCGTCCTGCGACTCACCCCCTTGCGCGGACTTTGCATCAGCCTGAATCGCCATCCGGTTCGGAAGTTGTAGCCGCTTAACGTATTCGCGCGCGCGCTCACTATCAGCCCCGCAAGCGGAGTCATCCTCGGCCCTTGCTGGCTCGGCGTAAGCCTGCCCAGTGCGGTGATCGTGTCCAATTGCTTGCCCTTGGCACGACTCAGCTTGCCATTTTTGAGCACTTTGGGGCTGGACATGACATTCAATTCAGAATCCATCCTGCCCGTTGGCGTTGACGGCGTGAGCTTCTGAGCGGACTGGATGACGAAATAGACGGCCCTGTTAAGGTTTTCGGCCCGATTGCGCTTGGAATGAGCCTGCCAGACCGTTAGCAACCTTCTGACCTACACCAGCGTCAACAACACGACCAACAATGGCGCTCCCGTCCTTATTGGGACTGCCTACATTGCCACCACCCCAACGTTTAACATT